TCACTCGCTTGCAGCATTCCCGCCAAGCCAGGGTGCGACATGAGGTGTAGCCGGCGCCAGCGCGATCGGCGCCGTGAACAGGTAGTCGAACAGGCGGAGCGACAGCGCGTTGTGAGCGTAGACGCCTCGGGTGTGCTTCGACTCGAACGTCTTGCACGAAGGCGAACAAAACCGGCCGTTCGGCGCCTTTGTAACGAAGGATGCCCCGCAAGCCTCGCAAATGCGGGAGTATTCGACCGTCCGTCCATAGCCGTTCTTGCACGCTTCAGAGCAGAACTTCTGCGTCCTTCCACCTCCTTTCACTCGCGTCCGGAAGCTCTTTCCACAGGCTAGGCACCGTATCTCGGGGTGGATGACCCGCGACGCGGCAAAGCACTCGCTCGAGCAGAATCGTTGCTTTCCGTGGTGCCCGGGGTTCAAGGGCCGGAACGGCTGACCGCAGCGAGCGCAGAGGCTCTGCGGCAACGCTTCACGTCGCACGAGAGATTGCGCCGCCCGGGTCACCTTTCCGCCCATGGCCGAGTCCTTTCGTTGACGGTCGACCAGTTCCGCCGCTGCGCACTCGGCCGAGCAGAACCGTTGCGCCCGGCGGCCGGAAACGAGCTCGTCGGGCATCGGCCTGCCACACCGAGCGCAGAAATCGCCGCGATCGACATAGCGGCGTTGCCCGTCTTCCCATGTCGGGCGTTCGGCGCCGATGAGCCGCAGGCCCTCCGCCACGATGAGTTCGGCTTCGAGGTCGGCTTTCGCCCATCGGCACCCCTCGAGACAAAGGCCCGCCCGCACCCCGGCGCGGGCCGCTGCCTCATGTTGGAACGGCGAGCTCCGCCACTCCTTCAAGATCTCTGTCACCTTCTCGACGACGTGCCGCCGGCGCACGCCCCGGAGTGTCCGGTCTGATGGCAACGTCGATGGGACGCCTGCCAGGGTGATCTTTCGCGGCTCTCCGTATCGATAGAGGGTATAGAGGTGGTGCAGGCTCCGGCACGATCCCATGGTTCCTCACCTCTCACCCAGATCTCCGGCGTTCCCGCGGCGCTTGGCAGCCAGAACGCAAGCAGACTTCGGCAGCCGGGCGCTGCAGGCCGATGCCTGGTGCTGTCCCCGTCAGGGTAGGAAGGGTCGGCAGACTGTGCCGACCCCCGAAGGGTCTTCACTGAGTGCGGACCCTCTGAGGGTACGCTCTGAGCGCGGACCCTTCATCCGAAGAGTGCGTCGAACAGCCCGGCTGTCATCGGCCGAGCAGCGACCGTGCGCTCACCCGTCGGCCGTCGGAAGTGGTCGAGGAAGACCTCGTCCATCGCCCGAAGGATGCGGAGGTGCCGTTCCTCGATCGGCCAGCCGGTGAGGCGTCGATAGGCTTCGACCTCGCCGAAGGCGATCGGGGCCGGCCCGGCGACACTCCATGTCCGCCCGGCAGAGAGGTCGGCGAACCAGCGCCAGAACAGATCTCCGCCCGCAGGGAGATCCGGTCGGCCGGGCCGGGAGAGGTGAGCGGCGAGAGCCTCGCAGAGAAGCCTCTGAAGCGTCCCTGATCTCATGCCGATATCTCCCGCCGAGCTATGGCACCACCCGGCCGGCTGTTCTTCACGAACCACTCGTTCGCGACCTTCTCGATCACCGCGCGCACCTGTGTCGCCGTCTCCGCCGCGGCGCGCTTGTCGGCGCCCGCGTCTCCCGTGCCGATCGACTGGACGGTGACGTTCGGCGCGAAGTGGTTGGTGACCGCCGTGGCAGCAGCGCCGACACCAGCGACCCCGAGACGGCCGTTCCTGTCGCGCTGCAGCGGCATGATCGCCTCGGGGCCGGCCTCGCCCATCAGGCCGGTGCCACCGGCGAAGCGGAACAGGGTCGGGTTGTCGACGACGCGGTTGGTGAAGGCACCGCCTCCGGCGAAGGCCCGCACGCCGCCGGGTCCGAAGGCCCCGCCGTCGGCGAACAGCGACGACAACCAGCCGAAGAAGCCCGAGCTGCCGGCCGCCCCGCCGAGGGTGGTTCCGGCCTTGCCGAGGAGCCCGGTGAAGGCCTGGTCGACGAGGCGATCGATCATCCGATCGGCGAGGCGGTCGAGCGCGTTGCCGAGCGCCTCGGCGGCCGTCTTGCCGTTGCGCAGGTCGGAGATGAACCCCGTCGTCGCGCTGCTCAGCGCGCTGCGCATCCGATCCGCCGATCCGATCACATCTTCATGCGCCTTCTGCATCTGCTCGGCACGGGCGGCGGCGGTGGCGTAGCTGCCGGCGAGCTGGTCGATCGAGCCGCGGAGGTCGTTGGTCAACGGGAGGTCGGCGCGGTACGCCGCCTGCGTCAGCTCGGCGACCGCCTTCGCCTTCTCGCGCTCGAAGGTGTTCTTGCCGATCGAGGCGGTCTCCGCCTCGAGCATGGCGATTCGCTTGCGCGTGGTGTCGGCCGCGGACTCGTAGGGGTTGGCCTCCGACCCGCCTTCGCCGTCCTTCTTCTTCCCCTCCGCCGGGTAGTCCTTCAGGGAGACCGGATTGATTGGGATCTTCGGCTTGTCGAAGAGCGTGAAGGCGTCGGCGACCCGTTTCGCGGCGTCGCCGTCCGTGCCGAAGCCGCCGCCGGTCGAGTACTGAGCCTTCATCTGGTTGCGGATCGATTCCTTCGCGGCGGCATCGCGCGCCTCGTCGATCGGCGTGAGGCCGGCCGCCTTCGCCGCCTCCTTGGTGTCGATGCCCATGAAGTGGTTGAGCGCCGCCGCCGCCTCGTTGACCGCGGCCTTGAACCCCGCCCATTTCGAGGAGGCGAGGTCCATCGCCGCCGGGATCTTCTCCAGCCACGGGACGAGAGACCCGAGGCCGGTGGAGAGGGACGCCGTCGCTCCGGTCACCTGATCGATCTCGCCGACCGACTTGATCAGGGCGTTCTCGAACTTGGTCCAGGCCTGCGAGAGGGTCTCGGTCGATCCGGCGAGCTTCTCGGTGAGGAGGGGCGCCCCGGCGAGCACGCCGTAGAAGAAGGCCTTCGACGAGACCTCGCCGGCCTTGACCAACGTCGTGAGCTTCGAGACCTCACCGCCGGCCTCCTTGATCCCGGCCGCGGCGGCCTGGAGCAGCGGATAGGCGCCCTCGAGCATCGAGTTGTATTCCTCGGCGTGGATCGTCCCCATCGAGACCGCCTGCCCGAGCTGGAGAAGTGCGCCGGAAGCCTCCTCGGCCGACTGCCCGGAGACGCGGAGGGCCTGGGCGACGGCCGTGGTGAACTGGATCAGTTGGCCGTTCGAGGCACCGAGGGAGGCCTGAGCCTGGCTGGCCTTGCTGTAGAGAGCGACCAGGGTCTCGATCGGGGCGCCGTTCGCCTGAGCGATCGCATAGAGGCGGCCGAAAGTGTCGGCGAGTTGACCGCCGGAGAGACCGGCGACCTTCAGAGCGTTCGAGGCACGGACGTAGGCCTGGCTCGCCTCGATCAGCTTCTCGGTGGAGAAGGCGGCGACCGCCGCCGCGGCGAAGGCCCGTCCGACGCCGCCGATCCGGGTCCCGACCGTCGCCATCGCCTGATTGATCCGCGAGGCCGATCGAGCGGCGTCGTCCTCCATCTGGCGCGTCGCCCGCTTGGTGGTGAGCGTCATCTCCCGGAAGGCCCGGGCGGTGATGCCGTTGGCCTTGGCCATCTGCTTTTCCAGGTCGGTCAGCTTGGCGATCACGTTGATTGCGAGCTGTTCTTCGTCGCCTACGGTGCTCATGCGAATGCCCAATCGTCGATGTTGCCGTCGAAGTCGTCATAGGAGGATCGGCCGGTGTCGCCGGCAGCGCAGCGCGCCACGGCCATGGCACAGGCCACGGCGCCGTCGATGCGGTCCTTCGATTTGCCCTTGTGGAACTGTCGGTTGCCGGCCTTGTCGGTCTCGACGGCGATGTTGTCGAAGTGCCAACGGAGGATCGGGTGACCGCCATGGCGGAGACGCCGGCCGATGATCGCCCGTTCGAGTTCCCGGACCGCCGGTGCCATCGTCACCCACCCCTGCCGCATCTCGACGGCGGGAAGCCCATCCTCGCGGAGGTTGTTCATGGTGTTGCGGGCGTAGTGCGGGTCGAAGGCGATCTCACGGACGTTGAACCGAGCGCAGAGTTCGCGGATCTGGTCCTCGACGATGCGGAAGTCGATCACGTTGCCGGGCGTCGGGATGATGAAGCCTTGCTCCGCCCACGCCGGATAGGGCACCCCATCCCGGTCGGCCCGGCGACGCAGATTGTCCTCGGGGCAGAAGAACCACGCCCACACCTGATAGCCGTCGTCTCCGTCGCGCCAAGCCGCGACGACGACCGTCAAATCACCGTTACTCGACAGATCGACGCCGAGCCAGCATGGCGCCTGCGTCGCCTCCAGGTCGTCCAGATCGACTTCGCCGCGGCCCTCGTCGTAGACCGACATCTCGACGAACGGCGAGGCGGAGTGATCGAGCCAGACGTTGAGGTTGTATTGTAGGAAGCCATCTCGGTCGGATGGCGAGTTGACCGCCTTCAACGCCTTGTCGCGATAGCTGGCGAGGTCCGGATATCCGTGCCGCATCCCGGGGTTGACCGCGAGCCACACCGCTTCGCTGCGCCAATCGTCCTCCTTCTCCGCCATGAAGACCACCGGCAGCGTCGCCGGGTCGTCGATCTCGCCGCGTTGGACCTTCATGGCGTACTCGACCGTCTGCCACGCCAAGTTCTCCTGCCCGCGCCCCGAGGTGGTCGCCACGATGAGGAGCGTGTTCGGCACCTTCACGAGGGCGGAATCGAGGGCTTCCCACTGGCGTCGGCCGGCGGCACCGTCCCAGGCGTGGAGCTCGTCGGCGATCACCACGTTGGGCGTCTTGCCGTGCTGGACCTTCCCATCCGATGCCACGGCGATGTACCGACTGCGCTCAGCGCCGAAGGTGATGGTGGACGTGTAGTCGCGGACGGTCAGGTGCTTTGCCATTCGACCGTCGCTCTGCACGATCATGGCGGCCTCGTTGAACAGCTCCAGCGCCTGTTCATGCGCCGAGGCCGCAGAAACGGTGAGGCCGCCGGGAAGCCGCTCGGGGCCCATCAAGTGCAGCAGCGTGATGGCGGCACAGAGAGAGGTCTTCCTGTTGCCGCGCGGCAGCAGCAGAACGATACGGCGCACGACCCGGGTTCCGTCGGGATGGCGGGGACCATAGGCGCGGCGGATGATGCGCTCCTGCCATGGATCGAGTTGAAACGGGTGCCCCGGCGCCGGGTTCTTCGGATGCTTCAGCCGGCGCAGCCAGCGCACGGCCCGCTCCCCGTACCCGAACGGGTCGGGGATCACCGAGCCGTCGTCAATCCAGGAGGGAATCAGCATCGTCGTCCTCCCTGATGGCGGGCCGGGAACGTGAAACCGGGGTCAGCCCGAGTTCGGCGGCGAGCAGCCGCGCCGACGCCATGGCCTTGTCCTGGACTCGGAACAGCTTCACCCGCATCTCGGGGTCGGTCGCCGCTTGCATTTCCGCCTCCACCGCGCGGACACGTCCACTGGAGATGCAGTAGTTCTCCAGGCTTCCGAGATCGGTTGTGGTCAGGATGCGGCGCTCGACGAGAATGGGCATCACCCGTCTCCATTCCGCCTTCGCCTCGGGCGACAGCCACTTCGGCACGGGAAGCGGCCTTCGGAGCGCAGCCCTATCGGCTCTCAACTGCGGTTTCGTCCCCTTCACGCCGACCTCGCGACGCAGCGGATTTCGAGCCCCCGGCGACGGCCGATTTCTTTCACCTCCGTGATGCCGAAGACCATGCCGCCATAGACGACGCGGTCGGCGTCGGTGATGCCGTCGAGCCATCGGGTGCGGAACACGATCGCCGTCTCGTCCCCGGCACCGCCCTCGCGGATGAACTCGGTGGTGCCGCCCTCGACCACCTCGGCGCGGAGCGTCGCCACCGGCGACCACGTCAGGGTCGGCGTGCCGTCGGCGGCGACCGCGGAGGTCGCGCGTTCGACGACGATGGTGCGATCGAGCCGGCCGGCGCGCATCACGGCACCTCCTGGACGATCGCTTCGACGGTGACGACGGCATGGCTGGTCTCGCCGTCGGGATCGCGCAGGAAGCGCATGGACGACACCCGGCAGTCGACGGCGTGGAAGCCCTCGGCGAGGTCCAGGGCGGCCGATCGGATCGCGGTGCGCATCGCCCCGGCGATCGCCTTCACGCCCGCGGTGGACGGCTCCTTCCGCCAGACATGGAGGTCGAGGACGATGCGGGTGCGGTCGCGGGCGATGCTGTCGCCGTCGTCGATCGACAGGCCTTCGCCGATGATGATCGACGGGTCCGGGTTCGGCCGGCCGTTGCGGTCGAGGATCGACTCGGCGGGGACCAGAGAGCCGACGGCCGCCGTCGCGACGAGGCGGGTGCGAAGGGCCGTTTGGAGAGCGAGTTCGGGGGTCACTTCCTCGCCCCTCCCCAGTTCTCGCGGATGGTCTTCCCGATCTCGCGGCGCATCCGAGCGAGCATCCGCCGCTTGTTCAACTGCACCGCCGGCCAGAAGAACGGCTGCGCATGAGCCTTCGCGGTTCCGTACTCGACGAGGTGCGGATACCGGACGTCACGGTTGCCGGCGGTGACCATGGCGGCGTTCTCGGGCACCACCGTCGTCCCGCCGGGTTGGCTGTAGGGCGGCGTCCGCTCGCCGGCCGGCGTGACAGTGACCGACTCGATCAGCTTGCCGGTGTCCTTCGACGACAGGGCGAGCGCGCGCATGTCGGCGGCGAGTTTCCCCGCCTCCTCCAGGGTGACCACCTTCATGCGGTCCTTCAGCAGCTTCGGGATCGCCGAAAGGCGCTGTTGGATCCGCGAGAGCCCACCGTCGTCAGCCATCGAACGACCACTCCCGATATTCGCGGACGATGTCGGCGAGGCCGAAGGGGAGCGCCTGAGCGGTCGCGCCGACCACGGTGCCTTCTCGGTTCTCGTACCAGTGGGCGGCGAGCTGGCAGACGCATTCGATCAGGGCCGGCGGGATCGGATCCTGTCCGGTGCCACCGAAGGTCGCCTCGATCTTGAAGCCGAGGAGGCGCTCGATGTGGTTCTGCGCCGCGGCGATCTTCCGGCCGAGGAGAGCATCGTCACCCGTTCCGAGGTCGTCGGTCAGGTTCAATTGCTCTCGCAGTTGCGAGACGGTGACGATCGCCATCCCAGAAACTCCAATTCGTGCAAATCGCGAGCGAACCACCCGCCGCCGGTCCCCTTGAAGGGGTGAAAGTCCCAGACCACCCCGGGGTCTCAGGCCGCCGCCGCGGCGATCCGGACGATGTTCGAGTTGACCGCGAGGCTGATGTTCAACTTCATCACCGCGTCGGCACCGTCGAACTGCTCCTTCGCCGACACCACCTTGGCGATGAACATCCGTTCCGACGCCGTCCCTCCTGCCGGAGCATCGTTGAGGACGACGCGGAAGGCGTAGTCGTCGATGGTCTTCTCGGCGGCGATGACTGCGATCTGGCCCGCGTCGGCAGGGTCGATGGAACACACCACCTCCATCGTCCCGGCGTCCCGGCTCCCCTTGACCTTGCGGACACGCTGTTGGCCGATCGACTTGACCGAGATGATCTCCGCACTGTCACCGACCGAGCCGAGAGACTCGGTCTCGCCGATCTCCTTCCAGGTCTGCGACGTGAAGTCCGCCGCGATGAAATCCGTGCTCTTCATGGAGAGCGCAGCACCGATGTAGATCTTGGCGCCATTGGTCGCATACAGCATGGGTCAATCCTTTCGAGGAGAGCGCCGTTCCTGACTCTGCTTGGCGCCGTTGTGATGATGGGCGCACAGGGACTGCCAGTTCTTCCGATCCCAGAAGAGCTTCGGGTCGCCCCTGTGCGGGACGATGTGGTCGACGACGGTCGCCGGCTCGCCGCACACCCGGCAGTGGGGATGCTCGGCGAGAAACTCGGCGCGGGCCTTGTCCCACTTCGAATCGTAGCCGCGCTCCCTAGCGGTCGGCCGCCGCTCGTCGTGGCGGGCCTTCCGAGCCTTCGCGCGCTCGACGGCCTCGGCACACTCGAACATCGCCGAGTGCGTCCGGCCGCAGAGCCCGCAGACGAAGGGAGCGCGGCTCGGCATGGTCAGGACACCGGACACTGTGCGGCGTGACCCTTCACCAGCACCGCACCGACGGCGATCGAGGTGCCGCTGTTCTGGGTGACGACGAGACGGACATACCGCTTGAAGCCGGCGTAGCCGACCTTCACCACCGACGCTGCGGCGAGCGAGGCGGGAAACGCCCCCTGCAGCCCCGACGCCGCCACGTCGGTGAAGTCGGCGTCGGTGGTCGTGTCGCTCTCCTGCAGCTTCGCGGTGAAGTCGCCGGCGCCGACGATCGCGCCGGTGTTGACGATGATCGCGGCACTCTCGAAGCCGCGAAGATCGAGAGCGGCGCCGGTCGCGGTGGCGATGATGGCGCCGGGCGCGAGGGCCTGAACGACGCCGATGTTGTGGACGGTGTCACGCATGGTCGATCCTCCTCAGACGGCCATCTTGAGCTTGCGGAACCGCGCGGCCTGCAGCACCGCGCCGCCGACCCGACGGGTGGCGTGGATGCGGGTCATGCCGCTGGAGGCGAGCAGGTAGGGGTTGACCAGGATGGAGAGGCCGACCCGATCGACGATGCGATACCCGGCGAAGTCGCCGTAGATGATCGGGAAGGCGCCGTCGGCGACGTCCGGCATGTCGATCATCTCGAGCACCGGCCGACCGAGGATCGTCTCGGGCTGCCCGGCGACATAGGCCGGCTGCCAGAGATAGTTGCCCTGCCCGTCCTTCATCTTGCGGATGGCGGCGAGCGTGGTGCCGTTCATCGCCCACCGACCGGCGTTGCGATAGGTCGCCGGCAGTGCATAGAGCAGGTTGATGAGGGCGTCGGGCTGAAGCACGGTCGCATGACCGTTCGCCGTGAAGGCGATGTCGGCGTTCGACATGAAGCCTTCCGGCGCCAGCGGACCCGAGCCGGAGACGAAGGCGGTGGCCTCCTTCTTCCCGAAGTCCTCGGCGAGCGCCATCCGCACTTCCGCCTCGGCCTGGCCGCCGCTGTCGGCGAGGAGCTGGTTCGAGATGTCCACGAAGGTGTTCACCTCGCGGATCGGAACTTCGGCCTGACCGAGACCGAGGCCGCTGGCGTCGGAGCCCTGCGCCTCGCCCTTCCAAGTCGCGTTGGTGCCGGAGGTCCGCTTCGGATAGATCACGCTCGGCGCGCCGGTCGTGCGGACCGAGGCGACCGAGCGCACCGGGGAGACCTCGACGAGCTCGCGGATGAACTCGGTCGACAGCTCGGCCGGAGCGAAATACCCGCCCTGCGCGTCGCTGGAGACGGTCAGCGCCCGGATTTCTTCGGCCGGCGCCGCCGGCCCGTGGCGCAGATAGGCGGCGAAGGCGCGACGCTCCACGGTCGGCTCGGTCGGCTGCGTGCCGCCGCCGGCGCCCGGCCGGTTGAGACGGGTTTCGGCCGCGGTGAGGCGATCGGTGAGGCTCCGGATCTCGCCGCGCAGCGCGTCGGAGGCCTGCGCCTGCGCCTGCACGAACGCCGTCTGAGCGGTGCGGATCTCTTCCACGGCGGCGACCGCCGCGGCGATCGGATCGTCTCCGCCGCCTTCCCGCGTCTCGATCGGCAGGGCCGACCGCGTTTCGAACTTCAGGTTGGACATGGTCACCCTTTCCTGGTGAAGGCGCGAGCGGCCGACCGAGCGACCTCGGCGAGACGGATCGCTGCGCCGGAGCGATCGTCGGTGGTGCGGATGCCGGTCACGCCGGAGCCCGGCACGGAGGGGAAAGCAGTCAGCGAGATCTCGATCAGCCGGGCCGCGGTGATGGTGCGGATGCCGTTGCGGGTCTCGGCTTGGGTGGCGACGAAGCCGATCGACAGGCCGCGAATGTCGCCGGCGAGGAGCATCGCCCTCACCTCACGCGCCCGCTGCACCTCGAGATTGAGCTTGCCCGCGGCCATCAGACCTTCCGGCGTCGACCGCAGAGAGGTCCAGGAGCCGAGCACTTCGCCGGGGTCATGCGCCCACAGCATCGGAACCGAGCGGCCGTCGAGAGCACCGAAGGCGCCGGCGACGAAGGTCGACCGGTAGGTATCGATGACGCCGAAGCGAACGGCCATGCCTTCGATGGCCCCGTTGTCGATCGTGCCGTCGAAGCGGACCTCGAGGGCCGCGGCATGTTCGGTGGAGAGCGTCATCATGCCGTCTCCGGCCGGAAGTTGGCGCGGTTGCCGGCGAAGGCGTCGACCTGCGCTTCGACCCACAGGATTCCCGCGAGGACGCGGACGAGCGCCTTGTGAGAGAGCGGCAGCGGCTCGCCACCCTCGGTCATCTGCCAGTCGGTCACGCAGCGGGCGAGACAGGCGATGCGGGCGGCCTCTCGCTTCTCGAACGAGACCCGGCCTTCGGCGTCGGCCGCCTCGGCGAGTTCGTCCATCATGACGACGCGCGCGCGCTTCTGAACCCGACTGTCGGGGCCGGCCACCCTGAACCGCATGCCCGCCGGCTCGCCGGTCCAGGGATTCAAAACGTCGAGCCATTGGCCGCGGTCCTGATCGCCGAGATTGGCGAAGGCGTCGGTGAGGTCCATCACTTCCCTCCCTGCGGCGCGGCGGCGCCCGGCTGGTTGGAACCGGTGTTCGGGTTGGCGAAGACCTCGCCGCCGGCGTAGGGCGGCAGGTCGATCCACGAGCGCGCCTCGTTCGGGTTCAGCACCCGCGAGGCGACGAGGCTGCCGATCGCCGTGGCGCGGGCGCCGAGGTCGGCCCGAGTGAGGTCGTCACGGTCGAAGCGGATCGCGTGCGTCGGCCGCTCCTCCGGCGAGAACAGGGCCCGGCGCATCGCTCCCTCGAGTGCCTTCAGCCATGGCTCGAGGCAGTAGGTCAGGAACTCGCGGCCCATCTGTTCGCTGTTCGACCACGTCGCCCGATCGAGTTCGAACAGCATCGACGGCGGCACCCGGAAGGCGCGGGCGATCTCGAGCAGCTGGAACTTCCGGAGCTCGAGGAACTGCGCATCGACCGACGAGAAGGTGAGCGGGCGGAACGTCGTCCCATCCCACAGGACGGCCGTCTTCCCGGCGTTCGCCTCGCCGTCCTGAGCCTTGCGCCAAGCGGCGAGCATCTTCTTGACGCCCTCGTCGCCGAGCGTCTTCGGCGTCTCGAGCACGCCACCCGGGCGCGCACCGTTGCCGAAGAGCTTTGCTGCGTGGCGCTCCATCGTCTTCGCGACGCCGATCGCATCGAGGGCGAGGGAGAGCGGCGAGCGTCCGAAGGGCGAGTGCAAGTGGACGATGTCCGCTGCGGAGACCGGGAGATTGTTGATCGCGTAGGACGGCTCCTGCCTTCCGTCGGTGGAGAACGTGACGGTGGCGTGCGACGCCTCGTAGCGAACGACCTCCCGAACTTCGCCACCGATGCGGTTGACGAAGGCGATGCCGCCGCGGTCCTCGACCAGGGCGGCGGCGACGAGATCCCGAACGAGATCGAAGGTCGATGACCAAGCGTTCGGCTGATCGGCGAGGAGTCGGGCGACCGGGTGATCAGGGGCCGGCGTCTCGGTGCCGTCGGTGGCGATGGTCACCACCCCGATGGCGAGCGACGCCGCCGCCTCCGAGATCACCCGAACCGCCGACGACACCGCCGTCACGGTCAGGGCAGAACCATGTCCGATGCCGCCGAGGATCGCCCCACCAGTCAGGAGGGCGAATTCCTCTTCTGTCGGATCGGCGAGTGACCTAACGGCAACGGCCGCGGTGGGGAGCGATCCATCCGCGGCCGTCGCACCCTCGCTGTACAGCCGACCCGTGGCGAGGGATTCGGATCGAGATCGTGAGAACGGCCAAAGCTTCATGGCCGCAATCGTCATGCATCGAGCTGGCTTCCGCCTCAGGAAAGAACCCGGTTTTCCGGCAAAAAATCCGCTTCCATTCTACCAGCGCACGGGGTCTCCAACTTCGACACCGAGATCGCGGCGGAGCCTCGCAATCTCAAACTCGTTCTCCGCAGAGAGCTGGCCTTCCACGGGATAGATCACCACCCGAGCGCCATGAGCGAGCAGATGTTCGACGCAGTTTCGCAGATTTGGAAAGTGCTCGTTGGTCGCGTAGCAGGTGTATTCCGGCTTCGATAGGTCGTTGTTCATCTTACCCCCCTGATAAAAGAAATGAGGTCACCTTCGATCGCGCAATACCGACCACCAACCTTGCGGATTGGTGTTCCGTCTTCTTTCGCAAGGACCTCGCGAACGAAGTCTTCGTTCGTATTCAGAGCAACAGCGATAGCCTTGGCTCCCCACAAAATTTCCGCACTCGATTGCTCTTGATGTGTCATGCGGTCGAACGCTTTAGTTGTCAGGGGTTTCATCGCCTTGCTCCATTCGACAGCTTCATATGCTCCGATATGGCCGGATCGAAGTACCTCCATGTCTTTATTGACTCAAACGACCTTCCTTCAGCCGCATCAACATTCGCAATCTTTTCGGCAACGACGGCTAATATTATACGAGAACTAAATTTTGACCCCATATTTGTTCCCGCCGTTTCAGCTCGCCCCGCAGTCCACATCTCCATGTATTTCTGCCGCGTAGAGAGGGACCACAACCAATCTGCCGCTTCTGCATTGCCGCCATTCGCCACGATTAGGCGACGCAATTCGCCGCACTCTTCGCTTCTGTCCTCGCTCAGAGCTGTCCTCGCCCCAGAACTACCACTCTTGAACACTGCTGCGGCTGTGTGTTTATCGTTTATGTTTATGGTCCCAGAATGGGACTTATCACTTATACTACTTAGTTCAACGTAGGTTCGACGCCGATCTCTATATTCCAATTGGTTAGCCGCTTTTTCATTAGCATCCGCGGAGACAAACTGTGATCCGCTGCGGCTTCCAGTTCGGCGAGACTCAGCCGATTTCGTGCCCCCTCTTCGGCCCGCCTCGGACCGCAACTCGGCGTGGCTGAGAGCAGCCGTGGCCGCCGGGCAACGAACAACGCCGCCCGCGAATTCCAGCGTCTGATTGAAGACAGGGTCATCACGCATCGCGCACCAACGCTTCATGGTGAGGCCAGCAGCAGTCGCCAAATTTCGGTCTGCGTCTGGCAGACATCCACCTGCGTCGGCGATCTTCAGGAAGAGGCGAAATCGCGCGCCAAGCTGGTCGACGGGGAGCCGGTCGACCCAGTAGGCAGCGATCTCGTTGGGGATGGACAGGTAGGCTAGACGGCGCATCGATCTCGCTCCGATCGTCGACCGGTTGACCCGGTTTCGTCAGCTATCAGCGCCGTCTCCCCCATCATCGCCGGTCGCGTCACCCTGCCCGAACCAAGGATGTCTCCCCGCCCGGAACGGCCACAGAATGCATCGCACCGCCTCGCATCGCCGAGCTTCTGACGGTGCGCCGCCGCTGCAGTCGAGGCACTTCAAGCGGATCGCCTTCAACGGCGAGATGCGCTCATGGCCGGCGGTCTCCGCGACCGCTGCGGTAGGCGGCCACATGGCCGCGAGTTCTGAACGGAGTTGCGCCATCACCGCGCCCCCTGGTCTCTGACCGACGGCCTGCGAAGCCTCGCGACCGGGAGGCCTTCGATCCATGCGTCGATCTCGCTGGAGCGCCAGCGGATCGGGGCGCTGGGGTGCTCGCCGAGCTTCCTGGGCGCAGGGAACGTGCCGGCGGCCACTCGGTCGTAGATCGTCGTCCGTCCAAGCCCGACGCGGCGCATGACTTCCGGGAGCGGCAGCAGGAAGTCGTCCATGTCAACGCCCTTCCACGTCACGCGTCGCTGACATGCGGGCTTCAACCCAAGCGTCCAGGTCTGAAACGCGATACATCGCGTTCCGGCCGAACAGGAAGAACTTCGGTCCTCCACCCTTCCATGCAAACTGCGCCAGAGTCCGCGAAGCAATCGGTAGACCTCTGGCGTTCAAATATTCAACTGCCGACTTACGGGTGCGAAGATCTCCCTCCGGACGCGGTGATCCATTCGCTGAATTCGCATTCGCGATCATATTAATACCCCTTGGTATGGCTTGCGTACCCAGAGGCAATAATTCGGCAAGGATAGGCCGCCGTCAAGCACATATTTATGAGGCTGTCAAGATGAAATATCATTTCTATGATATTGGAGGATTCAAGCACTTGAAGACAATGGACAATTTTTCTCCAAAAACAACTCGCCTCATGGCAGTCAGTCGGCGACCGCGACGCGCACCTTCAGGCTCGTCTGGGCAAATTAACCACGGCGGCAGCCTCTCCGGTCATCTGACGACGCACTTCGGAAGCAACTCTATTTGCCGAAGCCACGAGGACGGAATCGAGGCGGTGAACATAGCGTGACGTGACGCTGTTGCCGGCGTGGCCGAGTAGCGCGGCGATGGTCGACTCTGCGAAGCCGAGATCACCGGCGACCGACGCGAAGGAGTGCCGCAACGTGTGTGGCGTCACGTCGGTGAGCCCGGCCCTCGCCATGACCCGATCCCACGCCCGAGGCATCCCACCGAAAGCGCCGTCGCCTCGGACGGCCGGCAGGACATGGTCCGAGCCCTCGCGCCGAGTGAGGCCAGCGAGAACATCGAAGACGGCGTGTCCGACCGGGCGGACCGAAGCCCCGGTCTTCGTGTCGGCGAGCCGCAGGCATTGTCCGTCCTCGTCGACCTCGGACCAGCGCAATCCGACGATCTCGCCGAGGCGGCACCCGGTGAGCGCCAGCAGGCGAATGCCGGCGATTCCCTGCTCGGTATCACCCTCCGCCTCGGCTGCCGCCAACGCCTTTCCCAGGGCCCTGTTTTCGTCGGGGGAAAGGCGACGTTGCCGACGCTTGTCGGCCGGCCGCTTCACCCCCGTGGCGGGGTTCATGGTGATGATGCCCTCGACCATGGCGAACGAGAGGATGCCGCCGAGAAGCCCGGCGGTCCGTGCCGCGGTGCCGGCACCTCCTTCGACGACGGCCTTGCCGCGCTTCTTGCCCGTCCTCTCGACGAGGGCTGTCTTGCCGACGGTGACGTCCTTGAGGAACTTTGTCACGTCGGTGGTCACGAGATCGATCACCCGCTTCCGGCCGAGGAGAGGGATGATGTGCCGGCGGATGCGACCGATGTCGATCTCCACCGTCGAAGGCTTCTTCGGGCGTCCGCCCCGGCCCAAGATCAGTCCCTTCGCCATCGACACGATGTAGGCATCGCAGAGCTCTGCGACGGTCATCGCCTGCCGCCGCGTCCGTCGCTCCTCGAGCGGGTCCGTCTTCTGAATTACGATCCCGCCGAGGGCTTCGAGCGCCAGCTTCCGGGCCTGCTCGGTCGTGATCTGGCCGTGAACGCCGATCGACATACGACGCCTTGCACCGTCCGAGGTCCGGTAGTCGACGACATAGGTCCGCTTGCCGGTGGGATTGATCAGGGCGCCGAAGCCCTTCAGATCAGAGCACCAGATCGAGTATTGCTTCGTCCGTGGCTCGGCGCTTTCGACCACGGTCTTGGTGAGCTTCGGCACGCGCGTTGACCTCTGCCTTGGCGATCCTACTCACCAAATACTCACCACGAGATCGAGATAGAAGCAACAGGCATCGAGAGCAATCGAGAACGAACGAGACCAGGCTTTTCGTTATTTCCGTTATAATTCCGCATCTTAGCAAATCATCGAGTGTTGTCGAGAGAGTTCGAGAATAGAAGAGCGCTGCCCTCCGAAGGCAGAGGTCGTGGGTTCGAATCCCGCCGGGTGCGCCAATCATTTCAAGAGCTTATATGACTCGACGGTAGGCAGTGATGCCGGCCCAGCGACCTATTAGCGACCACTCCGACGGTGGCCACACCCCCACCGAATCGACGGCACATGCTGGAATCGGCCGCGATGCCGGCTTGCCCCACGAGTGCGATCCCGCTCGAGAGGAGCCGGCGAGGCCCGAGAACGTCTCGGCTGGGTCCCCCGGGGTATCTGGACAGGCCCCTCCCCCACCCGGCCCCCCTTCGATGGGACCCAAGGCACATACAGATGGCAGAAAACCCAACAAACTGCCGTTGAAACATTCAGATAACGATCTGCTGGACCCCGGCATCCATGAAATCTTCCAGATACTCCGAACCCGGCCGAACTGCCGACACGAAGAGCCATTCACGGGCGCGTGTGACCGCTACATACAGTAGTTGCCGCTCCGTCGCGACGACTTCGTCGAGTTCGAACTCGTCGGCAACGTCTTCGATCCGCGCAGCCGATGGCAA